TGGCGACAAAGGCGCTGACCTTCGTCGAGGAAATCGAGCGTGTGGACGTGAAGCGGTCAGGGGCGTTCGAGAACCTGATCGTCGAGGGCTACGGCGGGGTCGAGGTCTGCGCCGAACCCCGGCGCGGCCAGATGGAACCGTGCGTCAAGCGGCTGCGGTGGGAGGAAATCTTCTTCGATCCCCATTCGCGGGAGAAGGACTTTTCCGACGCGGCCTTTGTCGGCGTGCTGAAATGGATGACGATTGACGCCGCGCGGGCCTTTGCCGCCGGGTTCTGGCAGGGTTCGCAGGACGAGCTTGACGACATGCTTGACGCCGACGCGCCGGGCGGGGCCGAAACCCACGACGACAGGCCGACGCAGTCCGGCTTTGCATGGGCCGACAAGCGCCAGCGTCGGGTTCGCGTGGCGCAGATGTATTACAAGCGCGGCGATGCCTGGCACCTCGCGATCTTCACCGGCAAGGGCGAGCTTTACAACGACGTGTCGCCCTATGTGAACGAAGACGGAACGCCCGACTGCGCAATCATTCTCATGTCGGGGTATATTGACCGGGAAAACCGCCGTTACGGCGTGGTGCGGGACATGATCAGCCCTCAGGACGAAATCAACAAGCGCCGCTCGAAAATCCTTCATGGCCTGAATTCGCGTCAGACGATGGGCCTGAAAGGGGCAGTGGACGTTGCCAAGCTGAAGCGCGAACTCGCCGCGCCGGATGGTCACGTCGAGATTGACGGGTCGGTCGCGGAGGACGGTCAGAGGCTGTTCGACATCATCCCAACGTCGGATCAGACGATGGGCCAATTCCAGCTTCTGCAGGAAGCGAAGGCGGAAATCGACATGACCGGGCCGAACGCCTCGCTGCTCGGGCAGTTGTCCGGGCAGCAGTCGGGCCGGGCGATCATGGCGCAGCAGCAGGCCGGGCTTGCAGAACTCGCGCCGATCTATGACAGCCTGCGCGATTGGACGGAGCGGGTGTATCGGGCCATATGGGCGCGCATCCGGCAATTCTGGACCGAGCCGCGCTGGATCAGGGTGACGGAGGAAAACGAGGCCGCGAAGTTCATCGGCATCAACCAGGTTGCCTATGATCAATTCGGCCAGCCGCAGATGATGAACCGTGTCGCGGAAATCGACGTGGACATCATCATCGAGCAAGCGCCGGAATACGCGACCCTGCGCGCCGAGCAATTCGAGAAGCTGACCGAACTGGCCGGGACGGGCTTCCCGATCCCGCCGCAGGTCATCATCGAGGCCAGCGACCTGCGCGACAAGCGCAAGCTCCTGGAGGCCATGCAGCCTCAGGAAAACCCGGCGCAGGCTCAGGCCATGCAGCAAGCGCAGGCCATGCAGCAGGCCGAGGCGCAGGCGACCGTGGCGCTGAAGGAGGCGCAGGCCAAGCGGGCCGAGGCCGCCGCCATGAAGGACGTGGCGTCCATTCCGAAGGCGCAGGCCGAAGCCGCGAAAACGCAGGCCGAGGCCATGGGCGCACAGCAGGATACAGCAGCCCGGGGCGTGGCGATGCGCATGGGGCTTTTCTGACAGGTTTCGGCCGTTTCGGCTGACCCGCCGCCGGGGTTTCGGGCGCTTCAACCGACGCCGGGTTTCCGGGCGGATCGCATCTCACTGCGCATAGGAGAATGACCGTGGAAGAGGACAAGCTTGGATTTCTGGACGAACAGCAGCCCGACGTGACGGAAGAGGTTCAAGAAACCGAACCCGTCATCGAGGAAAGCAAGGGCGAACCTGTTGCCGCGCCGCCTGCGGCCTCGGAGGAACACAAGTCCATCCCCGTCACGGCGTTACTTGATGAACGGGACAAACGGAAGGAAGCCCAACGCCGGGCGGAGGAACTGGAACGGCGGCTCGCGCAACTGGAACAGGCGCAGCAACCGAAGCCGGATTTCCTCGATGACCCGGAAGCTGCACTTCGGCATCAGCAGGAAAGCGTGCGTTTCCAAATCTGGAACGAACGCCTGAACATGTCCGAAATGCTCGCGCGGCAGGCCTATGGCGACGATCTAGTCGCTCAGGCGCAGGAGGCGTTCGGCGCAGCGGCACGGGACAACCCGGCTCTGCAAATGGAGCTTCAGCGCCAGCGCAACCCATACGACTTCGTTGTCAAATGGCACAAGCGCAATTCCTTCATTTCGGAAGTCGGTGACGACCCCGAGACGTGGAAGAACGCCCAGCGTGAGGCCCTGAAGGCCGAAATCCTGGCCGAACTTCAGGCGCAGCAGCCCGTTCAACAGCAACCCCGCATCCCCGGCTCGCTGGCGTCCGCGCCCGCCGCCGGGAAGAGCGATCCCCAATCCCGAGGGTCCGCGTTCGACGCGGCATTCCCGGGCTAACCCCAAGGAGCCTGAGTAATGGCACAGACCCAACTCAACACGGCTTCGCGCGTCCAGAAATGGAATGCCGACTTCTTCGTCGAGTATGTGCGCGAAAGCCGCTTCAAGCCCTTCATGGGCCGTTCGGATGGCAATGGCATGATGCCGATTGTCACCAAATACGAACTTGCCAGCGGTGGCAAGACCATCAACATCCCGCTCATCACCCGCCTGTCCGGCGCTGGTGTTCGGGGCACGACCCGGCTCATCGGCAACGAAGAGCAGCTTGGCAACTACAACAAGTCGATCACGGTCAACTGGAACCGGAACGGCGTGGAAGTGACCAAGCCCGACGAACACTGGACCGAAATGGACCTGCGCCGCGCGGCGAAGATGCAGTTGAAGACGTGGGCGGCCGAAGGGCTGCGCGACGACATCATCTGTGCGCTGTTCGGCTACGCTGGCACCTCGTTCCTGCGCGGCGTGGATGCCGACGATACTTCGTCTGCTGCCCTGACCCCGCTGGAAGCCTACAACGCCCTTTCGGAAGCGACGAAAGACGCGTGGCTTGCGGCGAACACCGACCGCTTCCTGTTTGGCGCGGCGGTTTCCAACCACTCGGGCAACGACCATTCGGCGGCGCTGCTGAACATCGACACGACCAACGACAAGATGAAGACGACCCTCATCGACCTCGCCAAGGAACGTGCGATGGAATGCGGCAAGACCACTGGCCGGAAAATCCGCCCGTTCAAGGTTGATGACAGCGAGGGCCGCGAATACTTCATCATGTTCGTCGGCTCGCGCGGTTTCCGCGACCTGAAGCAGGACACCGCCATGACGGCCGCGAACCGGGACGCCCGGGCGCGGGACATGGGGGCCAACCCGATCTTCCAGGATGGCGACCTGATCTGGAACGGCGTCATCATCCGCGAAGTGCCGGAAATCCCGAACCTCGCGGGCGTTGGAAACGGCGCGTCGGACGTTGCCCCGGCTTTCCTGTGCGGCGCGCAGGCGGTCGGCGTGGCTTGGGGTCAGGAACCCAAGTCGGTCATCGCGAAGGAAGACGACTACGGCTTTGTGCACAAGGTCGGCATCGAGGAATGCCGGGGCGTGTCGAAGCTGATCTTCAATGGCGTTCAGCACGGGATGGTCAACGTGTTCCATTCCGCGTCGGCGTCGGTCTGACAGGAGGGCTAGAACATGGCCGATGACACCAAGAACGCCACGCTTCGCAGCGTGATCAAGCTCGGCACCTATGCGGCGAAGGCCGAACGTGCCGCAACCGTGCTGGACTCGACCGTCGAAGTTGCCGCGGGCGCTTCGACCGGCTCGACCTACACCTTCGCCCGCATCCCGACGAACGCCCGTATCCACGGCTCGTCGCGGATTGCCGGTGACATTCTGGACGCGACCGCCAACACGCCGACGCTCGACCTCGGGTTCAAGGCTGTTGATGGCAACTTCACCACGTCCGTCACGGCGCTGAACGACGGGATCGACCTGTCGGGCACCGCCTTTGACGTGCGCCTGCTGAAGGACATTGCCACGTCCGGCAAGATGGTGTGGGAAATCCTCGGTCTCACGTCCGATCCGGGCGGTCTGGCCGATGTGACCGGCACAATCCTTGACTTCGCCGCTGCGGCGGGGGGCACCCTGACCCTGACGCTGGTCTACAGCGTCGATTGATGACGGCGGGGGCGGCTTCTGTCGCCCCCTTCCGCATGAGGGAAAGCCATGCAGTTTCGCTTCATCGGTGAGCATCCCGGCATCTGGTATGGCGTCGAACTGGCGCGCGGTGCGGTTGTCGAAATGCCCGATCATCTGGAAGCGAAAGCGCAGGGCCGTCCCGACATGTTCGACCCGGTGAAAAAGCCGGGCAGGCCGAAGAGGGTGCAGCATGGCGACAAACATTGACGTTGTGACGCGGGCGCTGCGCCGCCTCGGGATCGTGGCGAAGGACGACGCGCCGGGCGCTGATGACGAGGCCATGGGAACGGAAGTCCTTGCCGGGCTTTATGCCGAGATTGCCGCGATTGGTGTCCTGATGTGGCCGGATGACGACGTGCCGTCAAACGTGTTCCTGCCGATTTCAACGCTTCTGGCCTGCGAACTGGCGCAGGATTATTCGGTCCCGCCCCCGGTGGCGCGGGCAACGGCGCTGCGCCGGGTTCTGTCCGTGATCAACGCTGACAACCGCGAATTCGAGCCGCAGGAAACGGAATTCTTCTGATGCCGATGGTGGAATTCGCCGGTCCTTCGGTGCGGGATGATCGCAACCGGATCGGGCATAGCGGCAGGCTGA